CTCATATTATCCTTCAAAAATATCTTTGATTTTTTCTCCAGATTCATATACAATAAATACAATGCTTATTATACCATAAGTGAAAAGCGTTTACAAATAGTTATCATCGATTTTCAATAGTTGAGTTTTTACTTATTTTCCATTAAAATCATTTTCATTAATTGCTATCGTTTTTTTAAATCGTATTCATCATCGTATTCATTTTCATACTCATATTTGCCCGTATAGTTGAGAAGGATTTTAATTTAATTTAATTCTAATAGTTTATACATAGAAAACCGTGATTCCTCACGTTTTTTTTAAGAAATAAAATAAAAAAACTTAATCAAAATCCTTGACTTTCTCGGTACACCGTGATATAATATAATCAAGATAAGGAAAGGAGGTGAGGAAGTTGAACAAAGAAGATTGGCTTAGGTTACTGGAAAAGGCGATAGATAATATCCCTGAAACGGTAACTGCTATAGCAAGTCTGGTGACTGCAATAACGGTCGCGAGGCAAAACAAAAAGCGTAAACCGAAATCCCGTCAAAGAAAAAGGTAAACGCTAAGAGGTTGGGGCGAAAGCACCTCACACCTCCATTTTATCAAATGAAAAGAGGAAATGCAATGGTCAGTGCAATAGCTATTTTTATAATTGCAATCAATGTATACATTTATCTAAAAAATAAAAAGGACAAATAAGATGAGAAAAGTTATTCAAGAATTGTTAGACAGTTCGATGTCTACATCTGCTATTTCGCAAGGTGCTGGAGTTCCGTGGACTACTGTTTCTGATCTCAGAAAAGGAAAAACAAGCATGGACAAAATGGCTCTTCTAACGGCAGAAAAGCTCTATGAATTTGCTATAGATGATAAGCAGTGATTTCGGGCACTGCTTTTTTTATTGCAAACAAAAAACCGCAAGCTATTGCCTGCGGTGAAAGAACATTTTAGAAAGTTTCCTTTCGTTTTATTTTGTAGTAATGAGCCCGTTAGGCTCAACAGTAAACTCTGGCTTATCTGCCAGTGTGCCGTCTTCTTTGACATAGTACCAACCTGTCTTGTCAGCTGACTGAATAAAGGCATTAGATACCATGTTGCCATCCTTGCTGTCGAGGTAATACCATGTTTCCTTATATTTAACCCAACCAGTCTTCATAGCACCTTCTACATCGAAATAGTACCAGCTTTCAGCAATCTTCTTCCAACCTGTTGCCATGGCACCTGATTTATCGAACCAGTACCAATTACCGTCTGAGTGCTTCTTCCAACGCTCTGCAAGCATGTAGCCTGAGTTGTCGAAGTAATACCAGACATCATCAATTTTTTCAAACTTCTCTTTTGGATAAGATCCGTCTTCTCGAACGTACCAGTAGCCTGTATCATTTCTTTTCCATTGTGACTTGGCTTCTTCGTCATCTAGTAAAACAATGTTTTTGTCGTACGGATTTGAAGAATATTGCCACCAGCGGATCCCGTCCAAGCTTGGAAAATACTCAAAATCAGCATTTCCATCGTTTAACCCATAGCCGGCAATCCAAAGACTGTTTGGAAATTTCTCAAGAATCTGCTCATAATAGATATTATTGAGCGTAAATGGCTTATAGCTGTAATAGATTGGCTCATAGCCATTTTCTTTGAGGATTTCCATGAAGCGAATACAAGCATCTGTATTTGCCTGTTTATCTCCGCTAGCGTGATCTTCGTAATCAAGACACAAGTATTTTACTTTTTGAGGTACATTATCAAGGAAGTAGCGTGCCTCTCGTTCTGCCTCGTCTGCATCTCCTCCAAACCAAGCAAAGTGATAAAAGCCGACAGGGTTTGATTGCTCGACCTGTGCGGACAGGCAAGGGTTGATATAGCTTGTACTTTCAGAAATTTTGATAATAGTATTCTGTGTACCCATGTCAGCCAAAATACCTGTAATATCGTATCCATTGTGGCTAGATACGTCGATGAATAAGTCGTTTTTTTTCATTTGTTTATTCCCCTTTCCATGCGTCATTCATCTGCTTCACTGCTGACTCTACAAAGGTGTCTAGTTCCTTGTCAGTCATGCTGATGTTGTATTTTGTAAGCTCTGCACGGATTTTATCACGAGCCTGTTCCAGCTTTTCATCACCTTTAAAACCTGTTTCAGTGGCGACCTGCTCCACAGCGTTTACTGCATTTTTGGACAAGATTTCTAAAATCTTGATGGTCTTTTCACCACCTTTTTGAACCAGGTAGTCCTTGACTGCCTTAACTGTTACCCCTGCTAAAATAACAAGGATGCTGATTGCACCATTTGTGATGATTTCAGTAATTTGTTGCATTTGTATTTTCCTCCGCAATTTCTAAATTTAAGTATTTGTTAAATAGGGCATCGATGCGCCCATTCCCTCCAAGTTTCTTGTAGCTAGAGTGCATTTTGTGGATAATATCCGACTCGTGAACGCTTGTATAACCACGCTTGAGAGCGACAGTAATATCACGCTCAAGCCGTAGATACATAGTAGCTAGATGTGCTTCATCATGCACAGCAAGCTTGTTGTTGATTTCAGTTATATTTTGCTTGTTCTCCTCACCGATTGCATGGATAGTGCTCAATTCACCTTTCAACTCCTTGAACTGTTCTTGATTGAGATTTCCTGCTTTACTTGCTCGCATCCCAAACCAACCAGTAGCGATGACACCGATAGTAGGAGCAAGTTGAGTAATCGCATGTATCATTTTCTCGATTATTTCAGACCATGACATAAAATCCCCCTTACTCAATACGTGGCAAGACCACAGTCAACACGCCTTGTTGTAGCATCTCAGCAAGAGCCTGGTCCTTGTATGTATAACCCTCATTAGCCTGCATCTGGAACTTAAAGATAGTCTTGGTTCCACTTGGCCATTTTGGATTCGTATCAAACGGATAAGGCATGGCAATGATGTCTCCATTTGAGTAGCGTGTACTCGTTACAAGTGGCTTGATGAATGCTGCTACCTTGCCATAGGCGTGGGTAGGCATACCTCCATTTTGAGATACTGTCAAGGCAATCAAGACCTCAGTGATAGCTGATACCGTGTCCAAGTTTTCCTTGTTCTCGGTTCCAGCTTGTTCTAATCTAGCAGCCATTTCTTTATTTTGTTTTAGCTGCTCATCTACTTTATTGAATTTTTCATTTTCGGCACGTTGTGGGAAATTCTCTTGATAAAGAGCTTCCAGGGCGAGTTCAAATAGCTCTGTGTTTGATAGGCTGATTTTATCAGCCAGTAGCATGATAGGCACGATTGCACCGTCAGCGTTTACTAGCGTCACCTTGGTTGCTGATGCAACACCACTTGCATCAAATTCTTGTGATTTTGAGCCATATTCTAGTTTCATATATATATTCCTTTCATTTATTGAGGATAAGGGTCATTTGTAATATAAGTTATTGTGCCTGTCCAGTATTTATTTCCTGGTGATTTACTTGTCAGACGGATTTTCCCATCCGAGGCAAGGTGTAAGATAGCCGTACCTGTTACTGTTGAGTCAGACAATCCTTGTAAAACCAAGTTAACCTCTTGAGCTGGTCTAAATCCAGCTGGTATTGTTTCTTTGACTTCTCGATAGTCTGAAATTGTGGCAATGTCTGCGATTTTTCTTTCGGTTGAAATTGTGACAAGATTGCCATTTCTTGTTACGTTGCCGTTAATGAACCAACCTAGCTCAATCTTTCTTGTAGCAATTTTCTGCAAGTCATCTTTGGTAGCAATCTCTTTCCATTGAGATGGACTCCATCTACTGTTATTGTTGTAAGTCCTAAAGAAAAACCTATTTGAGCTTAACCCTGTGAAAAATTGGACGCCTTTCCAACTATCAAGCCAAAAATTTTGATACAGACCCCAGTCGCCATTTCTACCTGTTGGATTGTCATCGTATTTACCAGACCTCCACCCGAACTCCGTGCCTTGCTTATTCCAAACATCATTCCATTGAGCACTACCTCTACCTAGACCTCCATTGTTATCAGTCAGCTGATATTGCTGTATGGGTTTGTTGTCTGCGTAGATGTTGCCCTTGACATCAAGAGCGCCTTGCTCCCTGATTTTGTTGATACCGACACCTGAACGGTCATAAGAGAATACCACGCTTTCAGTGGCCACGTTGACCATAAACTCAGTCCGAGTGAATTTGTCCTCAAGGATACCGATTACAACCCATGACTGATTAGCTAGATAATTCCCTGAAAGATTAGCCCGTGAATTGACTAGACTTGAAATACTTGACCAGGTACCAGTCGCTTGACCATTGTCAACTGTAAAAGCATTAGTTCCTAGTCTTGCAACCTTGAAAGTCAAAGTCATTGTGTTCTTTTGACTTCCTGATACAGTCAGAGGGGCTACTTTGGCGTTTCTAGTGACCGTCAATGTGCTAGAGGTTGAGCCTGTTCTGGCTATGCTAAAGCTAAGAGCAGGAGCAAAATACTCAAGCACTGTGACAGATACCTCTCTAGTATCAGACCAACGCCCACGGCTATCAGATACTCTTGCTCTGATTTTGATTGTGCCGTGGTAGTTCATAATACCAAGACTGCCACCATTTGAACTCGTAGACTGGTTTTTACCAACAATTTCAGCATAGTATCCAGTGATGGATGAGCCGTAGGAACCAACTGCACCATTAAACCCTACCTTGATGTTAGAGATGACCTGAATGAACGTATCAGCTTTAGGGATAAGGTTCTGAGCAGAACCATTCAAGTCTGACAATGAAATCCCTGTGAAATCAGGCTTGATATTAGCTGGCACGCTTGCCGTGAATGTGGTTGACTGTGTGCCTGTCTTAGTAGAACCTGAATAGGTATCTACGTAGATAACCCCTGTTCCACTAGCAGAGTTTGGGATATCGTTGGCAAAGTCAATAGGGATTGTCCAGCTAGTGGATGTGTCTACATTGCTTGCAATCGTTCCTGACTTGCCAGCCCAGGAATAGCGAACCGTGTGCTTGAAGCTCGGATTTTGACGGTTGATGTTGATAGTGATTGTACTACCAATGACACCAGCACCTACCCTAACAGAGCTTGAGCGTGGGATAGTAGTCAAAGTGAATGAGTTACTGCTGAGCGTTAATGTTCCAGGCGACCATCCACCACCTCCACTGAATGTAGCGGATAAGCTAAACGTTTTTTTACCATCATTCTCATGTCTGATTGTTACTGTTCTATCAATCAGCATAATTGAGCTATTTTGACTCAGCATTGATGGGCGACCTGACCAGCTCAAAGTCTGACCATCGACAGTTACAGAGGCAGTACAGTCATAATCTGAGAATGTATGAGCACCGTTTGTCAGAGCAAGTCTTACCCTCACTTGACTGCTATTGTCAGATATATTTTGAGAAACCTGGTCTACCCACAGTCTGAGATAATAGCTCCTATCATTATTTGACCAAAATTCAGCCATCATGCACCTCCTACATATCTAATCACATTCATATCTGGATTAAGATGATACTGTTCCTCTCGATACCGTCCAATTTGAACGGTTTTAGAAAAGATACCATTTTCAATGTGTATAACACCTTGAGAAATATACATAACCTCAATCCCTGCTGAAAACATTGAAATCCGTCCACTCGGACTGAATAACATACTGGATGAGCCGTCATTCTTACCAATAACCAACCCCTCATTTGATGAGCTCATATAGCTATCAATGAAATTCCAGCGGTCAGACAATTCTCCCAAGTCTTTGGCAATTTCAGACACACGCTGACTAGCTGAAATTAAATCTGTTTCAGCTTGAGCTCTTGCCTCCTCGTTTGTCTTGACAAAATCCTGATAAGCCTTTATCCAGTTATCAAGCGTATCAGCGCTAGCCTTGGCCTCTAACTCAGCTTGAATAACTCCAGCCTTTTCATTGAGAGCGTTGAGCTGTTCTTGAGTTAGAACTTGGTCGGCTTTAGAGTCTAGTTGTTTTTGAGTCTCTGACCAGTGAGGTTGCCAGCTCGTCATTGGTATGGCTCCAACTGTTAAAACGGCCCAATCAGCATTACCAATCCCTTCGAGTTCTCCGGTAAAAAATGAAACAGTATCGCCAGCGTTAAGATTTTTATTAGATGTAAAAGTAGCGCTCCAAACATCCAACTCAAAGCTATATGATAGCTTTATCCACTGCCAATTATCGCTAGGATTTTCACGAATTCCAAAAATAAGTGTACTGTTATCACTCCTCCACCATTTAGCACTTAAAGTGTACTGCTTACCAGATTTTAAGGGTTCAGCCAAGACGAAGTCTTGCTGATGTTTATTTCTCCATCCAGTATTTGAGTCAAGTAAAATGTTACCTGATTGCTCTGTCGTCCCAAATAAAGCTGTCCACTTATAACTTCCAGGATCCTGACTATCTGCCTCAGTGAAATCCGTTAGCGTACCTAAATAGCGCTTGTTAGTACTATCAGAGGTGCTAAAATCAGTACGACCATCAGCGGAGTTAGCCCAGGCTCGGTGAAAGTATGGAGTCCGTCCATCTGCTCCAGGCTTACCTGGAATACCTTGAGGGCCGTCCTTACCATTTAAGCCATCTGAACCTCTCCATCTCGTCCAGCGATAGTCGGCAGGATTGACGCTGTCTGTTGAGTTGAAATCAACATAGACTCCTATATAGGTCTTGTCAGCGTTAGTCTGGCTAAATCCACTACCTGAGATAGTATCAGCATAAGCTATATGAGTGTACTGTGTACGTCCATCAGCTCCTTTAGTTCCTGGAATACCTTGGTCACCTTTGGCACCTTGCAAGCCTTGGAGTCCTTGTAAGCCACGTTCTCCACGCTCACCTTTCTCCCCTCGGTCTCCTTTCGGACCTATTGCTCCCTGTGGTCCAGTGTCTCCTTTCGGACCTTGTAGCCCATCCGATGTATTAATGAGAGTCAACTGCTCAGAGGCTACCTCTTTGTTATCCACCCATGCTGACACCGTCAAAACCATCTTTTGATTGATGTCAGAGGCTCGGACAATGTAACTAGAGCTTGTAGCTTTGATTACACCATCCACCACCCAACGCCATCCGCTGTGGATGACCTTGTTCCCTCGCATTAAGGTAGGGGTCACAATGGTCTGGCCTTGGCCATTTTTAAAGGCTATACCGTTATCAGTAGAAAGTTTGATTGTGTAGGGTTTTGACGCCTCAAAAAGTCGCTCGAAAGCTGCTTGAATGCCATCCGATAACTTGTTTTCAAGTGCCTTGAAATTAGAAAAGGTAGTTTTGTTGCTTGATGGATTCGTAAAGCTAATTTTCTGCTCAGAGACCCGTGCTTTTATTATTAAAGCTGGACTAAATCCATCATCATAAATCTGGATTGTGTCCCCGATTTCTACATCCACAAAGCCATCTACTTCATAGGTGATGGCTGGGTAGCAATGTTGCTTTAATTTTAGGTAAGCAAGCCGTCTCAATTCATTTGGCTCATCCGTGTCAAAGTCGAAGTCTCGTCTTGTCCACTGATCCTCAGCTGTTGCTGAAGTAAAAGTTGAGGGATAGAGTTGCATAGATAAAGGTGCGTACAGTTGTTGCCCTCTTTGGTAAAACTCTAATTCTCCCCTCTCGTTTTTGATAGACCAATCGCCCAAGTTTTCAATAGTCAGAACCTCTTTTTCAGGTTCGGTTTCTTTCTCTTTTTTCTTAGGAGGTTTTATGATTCGTTTCTCAGTATTAGATGGTCCGCCTTTCTTACTGGTCGTCACAGTTTGTTCGATAGATCCATCTGAACGAGTTGTTGTGGTCGTTGTAATGCGTGTTTTATCAGCCAGTTTTGTGACTTTCGTGTGGACAATAGTCTTACTCTTTGTCCCGTCGGATGCTGTGCGAATGATCGTTTCAGTTGTCGAACCATCCGCATTTTTAACTCTCTGACTAGATAGATGACGTTCTCCACTTTCTTCTACTTCCACGGTCGGCATTTTACCGGTTGGTCGAATTGTATTGAAAATACCCGTTTTATCCACTTTTCGGGTGATAGAACTAATATTTTTACCGTATTTTAAAACCACATCATTCCTGATGCGACCAACTCCTTGGTGTGTATCATCGTGTTCGTGATATATGTTTACAGTAAATTTCTTAATCGTGCTATCTGCTTTTAATTGTGTATCAAATTCAATCTCAGCATTGAATTGTTTTGCAAGATTAAGCAAGCGAGCAAGTTTTGTTTCTTGCGTCGTCCACTCAATGATGCGTTGCTGGTCTGAAATCTCGTTAATTCCAATAGTGAGATGAGCATAATTTAGTAAATCCATCTCTGTGCAATATTCTGCAAAAGTCATCGCTCTCGTGGCTTTGTACGGGTTTACTAACTCATTAATCAATTCAAGATTGAGATTCTCACAATAGCATTTGATTGTCTGCTCGTTCTCTTCCACCGACATCACATTAAAGAGATAGGTACGTCCATTGTGTCGGAACGACACCCAAGCACGTTCGTTTAGATGCTGGTAGGCCTTTGATGAAGCTGTGTCTGATTGAATTGCTTTTTTAAAGACTGTAAACTCAAAAGTTGAGGCCCCTGTTGGCATGTCTCTTGACCATGTATCGTTATAATAATTAAGCGTATTCTGCTTACTATTATCAACAAAAGCAACCTTTTGCAAGTTTGCATCGTGAATCGTTAAAAGCATTATAGCCACCTTTCTTCGAATTCAATTGTTACAGTCGGATGTTTTTTAATGAAGCTAGAAAAGTACAGCTCTAATTTTGATTTTCCTGGAGGAATAGACAACCATTGTGACCCATCGACAATCTCATTAGCTTTTGCTATGTCATCGATATAGACCGTGTCATCCTCGCTATTGATTAGAACATTCGAGCCGATTGGAAAACGATTGGGGATGTCATTCGTTGTTGGGACAAAATCTTTTCGGTAGTACAATTCATCAAGATACATGTGAGAGACAATTGGATTGTCTCTGTACGCTCCAATTGTAATGTGAATTTTTGCGGACTTTTTACCCTCAATTTCTGGAATAATAAAAGTAGAGTATGACCCCTGATAAAAAACTTGTATCTTGCCATCATTCCGTTTTAAATCTGACCACCCTTTTGCTACATTAAAAGGATTGATATCTCCAGTTGTTGTTCCATCAAAATTCCATCGCTTTAGAATCCTATATCCACCTTGACCATCGCCAGCTAAAAAATTGAACTCACATTCAGAACCTAGCGACCGTTTAAAGGTCTCAACACCATACAAAAATTGACCTGTTTCATCTGATACTGTTACTTTGATGAAACCATATTGATTATTAGCTTCGGACCAAAAAACTTGTCTCCACCAAAAATAATCATGCAGGGAGCCAGTACTACCTGTGCTATCATTGGGAATTGACCAGGTCAAGCTAGTAGCATAGTTGTGTAATTTAGTCTCACCTCGTAAATCTTTCAATCTAACGTGTGGACGTTCCCAAAGATTAATCATCTCAGCTGTCCCGACAATATACTCTGTCCGGTCATTTGTGATGGCTTGGTTCTTTGCTGCGATAGCCAGTCCATTTGTGATTTTTTCACCTCTAAAATCAAGTAAGATTTCTGATTTTTGCGATGGTTCTGTATCGGCTTCTTCACGGTTCCCAATTTCCAAGGTGCCATTTTGATTAACTAGACCGATATATCCATTCTCAGCATTGTGTTTGACTTTAACGATTGGAAATGCACTCTCTGTGCCATTATTTATGAGATCAAACACCATTTTTCCTACTTCCCTAGTTGCGTTTTTATCACTATCGAATCGCTTATAGACTGAACTATGAGCCACGCCATCAGGGATGATGAACTTAATAGACCCGTTTGAACGTCTCCCACTTACCTCTTGCATAGAGATATCATCAATTACCATGGCCAGATAATACTTGTCTGGCTCATCTGAAAAGGTCAACTCTTTAGGACTATCAACATTAAAAATACCCGCAAGCTTGTGCTTGAGGGTATTTCTGTCTTTGGACCAGATGGAGAAGTCCACCTTGATATATTTTGCATCAATGGTTTGTTGCTGGATATTCACGCCAATTCTTGGAGCATGATCGATAGAGATAGAGCGATTATTACCGATATCTCGTTGGATGTCATGGATTTCAATAAAATCTCGTAACTCTGTTTTATTAAAACGCATAGTCACTTCGCTCATTCAATTACCCCTTTCATTCTTAGTAGCATTTTCTCACGCTCTTTCTGAGTTTTAGTAACAATATCCGTAACTTTTGAGTTATCCAGATAAGCGTTTGTGTCCTTATTAAGGATAGCAGTAAGCAATTTTTCTAAACTTGCTCTCAGAATCGTCATCTCAGACACGATTTTTTCTATATTTTGCCCATTTTGGACGCTAGTAGTCTGAATTGTGATATTACGTTGCGCTTCTTCCATTTCACGGAGGAATTTCGCGTCGCTCGGGATCCCGATACCAGAAGCATATTTTGGAACACCCATCTCACGCATCAATCTTCTTGTCTTATCCGCTCGCAAGACCTTAGAACCTTTTGGAAGAGGGAGTAGGACATCCCGACCTTGTGGGATGAAACTCTGACCATTTGGAAGAGTAACCATTTCCTTGTAGTTGCTATTTCTTTGGTCGTTGACGATAGCAAGACCACCAGGGTGATAGTTGGTACCGCGGGCATGCTTGCTCGCAAAGATATTGGTAAAGAAATTACCAGTAACACTATCAATCCACCCCTTAATACCTGAAAGAACGCCTGACGCATTATCTCGTGCACTGATTGTAACCGTTTTGTCCTGAATACTATTAACACCACTTTGTACCTCGCTAACAGTACCAGAAGTGCTATTCTTAGCAAGAATATCCACTGGATTATATTGCTTAATAGCATTGATAGCACTACTTGTCTCGTTTCGTACACCAGAAGTCTGATCAGTCGCAAACAAATTGATAGGTGCTATTTGTTTCGGAGAGTTTACACTTGCTTGAGCACTTCCGACAGCAGCACTTGTATTATCTACTGCATTTAAAGATTTAGTCTCGGCAGATGCAAAATTCCAAGCTGTAATCTTATCGATAGATAACTGGCCATTGTTCAAAACATTCGTAGGATCGGCCTTCAAATCTTTTGTAAATGGAGTCGTGGCATTCCAGGTTGTCAAAGTATCAGTTGAGCGAGCGACTGCTTTTCGGACACTTTCATCATTGGCCAGCAACTCCTTCTGTTTTGGTTTCAGAGCTTCATAGTTAGACAGAGCCTTTGAGGCTTCCTCCGCCTTGTTCATGACATCAGCATTTTTCATGAGGAGTTCTTTGACTTCGGCTGGCATACTGTTCCATGTTTTAAGATGGGTTTCGCTATCAAAGATAGCTTGTAGCCCAGCTTGGTTCTTGACAATCACTTGTTTCTCTTCGAGAGTCATGTCTTTCCATTTACCAGATTCGACAAGAGCCTCAGCAATAGTCACACGAGCATTTGAGTTGATATCCGCAGTTTTAGCTATAAACTGCAATTGTTCCCAACCTTCAGCAGATTTGGCAGCCTCTCCGATGACTTCTTTTACATTAGACTTGACTTGGAAATTTCCGTTCTTATCAATGTTACCGACAAGCAACGACCAAGCATCATTAGCCTCTTTCACTTCCTTGCTCATCTCACTAGTATAGTTAGCAAGGATGCTGTGTGAATTACCTACCTTTTGAGAAGCTTCAGCAGCTTTCTTCCCTATTTCTTCATAGGACAGACCGTATTCTTCCAGAGCTTTCTTGGCTTCTTCCCAGTAGTTCCAACTTTGTCCAGTTCGAGCTTTTACCTTAGCATCAAGATTTTGCATGACTTGGTAATACTTACTTCCTAAAGCTTCCATCGTTTGAGTGTGGTTTGCTTCTAGAGTTTGCAATTTCTTGTTGTAAGTCTCCTGGTCAATAGCCTTTCCGTCTAACAACTCTTTCAGCTCGCTTTTTGAGTTCTCGTAGAGTTTCTTCTCCTCATCAAGCGCTTGTTTTAAGACATCTCTAGTATGCTTCAGTTGTGTTTCGTTCAGACTTCTGACGTCGCCATTCAAAGCTTGTAAAGCTGCCTTCTGTTGTTCAGCTGACAAGTCCATCATCGAAAGTTTTGACTTAATCATCTCATTCTGATTGTTCAGGATGATTTCTTTCTCCTCTTGAGAGAACTTGCTCGCATCACCATTGTGTCGCTGATAAATCTCATTAATTTGATTCATCATTGCCTCTGTATTAGATACTACTTGGCCATTTCTTTCCTTGGCTTTTGCAATATCGTCCTCACTAAGACCCCACTTAGCCCCCAACTCTTCCATTCGTTTGTTGGTCTTATCAGCAGCAGTAGCGATTTCTTCATAGAGCTTTTTAAAGGCTCCAGATACCTTTTCAGCATCTCCTGCATGTGTTCCGAAATTCGCGACTGCCGTACTTGTTTCATCAACTGTCTTTTGAAAACTTCGCAATTCTCCTCTAGCAGTATCGCTTAGCTGAGAGCCAAATTCTTCCGTCTTAATACGAGCCTTGTCTTTCTCGTTGCCAAAATAAACAGCAGCAGCTGTCGCAATAGCAAGACTACCAACTATTAAGCCTAATGGATTTGCGAGGCCACCCATTGCAGTTGTCAAGAGCCCAGTAGAAGATGAAGCTGATGCCGTCGCATTCCCTAGCGCTACCGCTCCACCTGATGCCAATTTAAAAGCAGAGGATAGATTTCCAGTCGTTCTAAAAGCCTGAAAAGTTTTGTGCATTAAGGAGATGCCACCTACTGCTTTACTAGTTCCTTTAGTAAGCCACCCAATTCCTTTTGTCAAACTTCCAATAATCCCAATACCTTTGCCAAAAAGTGTTAAAGCCGGTCCTGCCCCAGCAGTCAATGCTGCCCACATGAGAACGTTTCTTTGTTCTTCTTCAGACATAGAACTGAACTGTTTAGCCATTTTAGCGAGTGTATCAATCCAAGGTTTACCAGCCTTTAGACCATCACGGAGAGCCTTCAGAAGAGGCCCACCAAACTCAATAGCTAAGTCGGTTACCTGGTTCTTGAACATCTTCAGTTGTGATTCTGTGGTTTCATATCGCTTATTGGCTTCATTGGTCAGAGCAGTATTCTCTTTCCAAGCCTTGTTTGAACGATCAACAGCATCGCCCATTTTATCAGATGCTAGAGCTAAGGATTTCAGCATGTTACTTTGTCGGATACCCGTCATTCCAAGTTGTGCCAAAATAGCGTTCATGTTCACGCCTTTTTCTTGTGCGTCCTTGAGTCCTTTGATAAATGATTGCAAAGCAACGACCGGTTTCTCTTTCCAAGCCTGTTGGAATTCCTCTGAGGTCATTCCAGCAGTTTTGGCGATAAGGTTCAAGTCATCCGCTGCGCCCTTGCCTGTCAATGAAACAGCATTACCAATAGCCGTCAAAGTTTGAGTCATAGCGGTACCACCAGCCTCAGCCTCAATACCAACCGAACTCATCGCAGTAGCAAGACCAAGGATATCTGGAGCAGTTAGACCAGCCAGCTTACCACCAGCCGCCAAACGGTTTGTCATCTCAACGATGTCACGCTCAGTTGTTGCAAAGTTGTTACCCAAGTCAACAACAGATGCCCCAAACCGTCCATATTCGTCCGATGTTAGACCGAGAATATTCGCAATCTTAGCAATGGCTGTCGCAGCTTCTTCGGCGCTCAAGTTCGTTGATTCTCCCATGTCAATCATGGTACGGGAGAATGTAAGAATATCTTCCGCCTTGATACCCAACTGTCCAGCAACTTCAGCGACATTTGCAATTTCAACCGCACTAGCTGGCAATTCTTTAGCCATCTGACGAATGCCATCAGATAAGTTCTTGTAGGATACGGTTGCAGTCTCATCTACTGTCTTCTTCACACCTGCAAAAGCAGATTCATAGTCAGACGCAGCTTTCGTGACAAGTCCAACACTAGCAACCAAAGGAAGGGTTAATCCAGTAGTCAACTTACCTCCCAAACTCGAAACGTTATCACCAAAAGTCTTGATTTTATCTCCACTTTTGATAAAGCTGTCCCCATATTTATTGATACGATTCGCAAAGCTGTTCTCTTTACCAACCGCAATCAGAGCTTGCTGCACGTTACGGAGTTGACCTTCCATAGCTGCCAACTTAGCATTCTCACGTTCAATCTCAGCAGCAGCCTTGTCGAATTTAGCCGTACCAGGTTCGAGAGTATCAAAACTTTTCTTCATCTGGTCCAAGACTTTTCTTTGCGCTTCAATCGCTTGGCCAAGTGTCTTGTACTTAGCTTGAAGCAAGTCTGTGTTTTTCCCGTTATTTTTAAGGGAGCTGTCTAGCGCCTTTACATTGCTTTGAAAGTATTTAACCGCATTCTTAGCACCATTTAGAGTAGGATTGAACTTCGACACGTCCAGCCCTAGCTCGATATACATTTGACCTAACGGCGTTCCACCTGCCATTCAAATCCTCCTTTTTAAATCATTTCTAGAAAGTCAGCAAGATCCATGACTTCCTCAGTTTTAGCAGATTCAGTTTCACCAAGAACACCCATCAAGTCCTCCCAACTCGTATCCATCACATCACGAATACTCATTCCATATGGACCCTCAGTAGCTTGCTTGACAAATCCATAAAACCTTTTCAGCGCTTCACTTGGCTTTATTTTTTCTCCTTTGGGTCAACATCACCCACCAGATGAGAGTAGATGTCTGCAAATACCACAAAAATATCTGCCATATCCGTGAATTTCAAAAGTTCTTCCACTTCCAAATCTTCAAACAGTGAGGCGATAAATTCCAATTGCTTGTCTAATTTCTCTACCTCTGACACATCAGATGATAGTGCTTCATTGAGAATCAAGTAGTCGCGATAGTCCTTGGTAGTAATTTCCTTACTGGTCTTTTGAACATCTTGACCCTTTTCATTTTTAATTAAAAATTTAACCTTAGCCATTTACTTTCCTTTCTAGAAAAAAAGATAAAAAGAGAGCTTGCGCCCTCTTCCTACCCTGCAGCAACCATTTTAAGTTGCCCTTTGAATTTTTTGAGCTTAGCATCATCTTTACCAATGTATTTCACATAGTAAAGACCATTTGTTTCAGTGTCATCACTTGCAATAGCAGCGAAACTCAAGCTGTCATCTGGAAGTTCTTCTTGCTTATCTTTAAGCGTTTCAAGTTCTTCAGCGTCCATTGAGAATTGTCCTTTGAAGAATCCGACTTGTGCCTGAGTCCCATTTGCAGTCTGAGACTCAAGCATAACAGCGCAGTATGGAGCAACTGTATCAGCGCCAATACCAATAATTTCATCTTTGACTTGATGTCCTAGGATTTTAGCGAGTACTGTTGAAGGAATATCAACCGCAGTTAGTTCCATCTTCACATCGCCAACACCACGGTTTGATACGTGATAAGCGACATCACTACCATATGTTTTTACTGGATCACTTGCAAGACCTGAAATTTTAGCGGTACGAGTCGCACCTTTACCGGTTTGACCTTCAATTACAAAAAGGTTTTCTCCAAGTGTCGGATTAGCATTTCCATCCAACACACGAATTGTCATACGTTTAAAACCAACCAATGCCATTTATAGCACCTCTTTCTTTAATTTAGTATTCTTCATATAGAGCACTCTGGCCTTTATAGGTTCGAGCATCCACATAGCGTTTGATTTCTGGAATCCATTCATCCAAACCACCAACAGTTTGATAAAATCCTTGGTCTTCCATAATCTTTTCAATTTTTCTTTGGAGTACTTTGCACTCCGTATAGTCAATAGACTCTACATTGACCTGATAGAGAAATGTCTTAGCCAGACTCGTATTACTACCATGAACCGCCTGCATCGGCGGACCAACAGGTCTAATGACGATGCTTGTCTCATTGCTTAGTAGCGAGTCCGGACGATTAAAAGATTTGATACTGATTCCAGCTAAAGTCTCATCTTTTTTCAAAGCCTCATAGAGTTCATCAAACTTATCTTTAACCATCTAAAACCCCTCCGTCTTCAAATGACTAGCGATTCTGTATTTGTATGTTTTAGCATGAGCCTCTGAAAATCGTCTGATGACACCGAACCCCTTTGGATGCGGATTCTTACCATATCCAAACTCATTCAAGTGAACCAAACGCCAGCGAGAACCCTCACCAAAACCGATTTTCACAACAGGAACACCACTAGCAAGACCCGTCACACGTCCAGCGGTAGCACTTTCAATGGTTTCTCCAGTATCTTTATAGACCTGCAGAGCACCTTTGAACTCTTCTAGAGTCTCGTTTGCGACTGCTTTTAAAGCTCGACTCGTAGCACGTTTGACCTTGTTATTACCAAGGTGTACCTCGATATTTCTCAAAACATCGTCAAAGCCTTTCAATTCTGCACCACTAGACATCTTGACCACCACCAATAACGACTATCAAAAAATCCCGATTATCAAAATCAGGACGAACATCGATAATTTGCCATTTTTCACCACTGAGACGGTTGTCGCCAACTTTTACAAAATGCTCATTCTTCGGCTGATAATCAGACAAAGGATCACGAATTTTCAGAGTCATCTTAGCTTTCATTGACTTGCCAGTTGCGATTTCAATGTCTTTGAAACTAGGAGAGTAAACTTGCCCCATTGTGTAAAAAGCCTTCTCATGACTCACATCACGACCATGAAGCCCCTCCTCGACTTTAGAAGTATAGAAAGTCAAGGGGGTTCTCAGGTCTCCGTTTTGAGCCTCTGGCTTTTTGTAACGATAGCTAGGGCGATTAGTATGATGAAACATCAGACATTGTTACTTCTGGTTGTTTTTCTGACCATTCAACAAAGCCAGGCAATGCTTCGTTGATTTCATTGAATCGCTCTTTTGACGCTTCAAATTCTTGACCAACAGAACGAAAGACTCCTTCTTTGAGGTCGTAAAAGCCTTTTAAAACCTTAATCATGTTTTTCCTCCAGTTTGTAATTTTCTAGTGATAATGCCATCAAATCTCCTTGAAAGTTTCCGTAGAAAAATTCAACTTGGTCATTGTAGACATATCGAGCACGTTCTAAAATAAGCTCTCTCACTCGTGGATCAGCAGAGTCCTTACTACCGACCAGACTGAGGATGGCTGACTCAGAACTTTCCAACATTTTAGAGAGGTTGTTATCCTCTCCAGTATGAAAAATCCTCATCCGCTCCTTGAAAGATTTAAGGAGTGGATGAAGTTGTTCTTCTGGAGTCATGGTTCAACTCCTAGATTAGGCTTGAGGAAGTTGTAGAGTCCAGACTGCTGCAGTCTTTTCATCGTGAGCCTTACCATAAGCAAATTGCTTAGCAGTGTAGAGGTTCAAATCTTCCAAAGCATAGGTTTCTGTGTAGCGACCGAATGAAATACCGCCACCGACAAAGGCATCATAACGACCTTTGACAAATGTAGTGACTTTACCAGCAGTCTGCGCCACGGATTCAACCAAGATAAGGTTAAATGGCATCGCAGTGATATAAACTCCTTGAGCATTCAACGAAGTGTATTGTTTCTTTACATCCCAAGCATCAGCTGGGTTAACAACCATCACAAGGTTGCCTTCTACTGCAACTGGAGTTGTTCCGTCCGCTTTTACAGAGTGATGTTTATAAACATTTGTCAATTCTTTGACTACGGTTGCTGAGTCAGCAAAAGTCAACTTAGCAGTTTGAGCTGTTTTTTCAGCATAAGTTGTCTTATTGCTTTCAACAGTCCCTGAGAGAGTACGAGAAAGACCGATAGGTTTGTTGTCTCCATCGCCGTTCAAGAAAGCAGCTTCAAGGGCAGCGGCAAAGGCTTCTGTAATTTGTGCAGAAACAAATTTTTGCAACCAAGCTGGACCAAATTTTTCGGCATCTTTTGGAATCACAACGAAAGCAGTCAACTTGTGTTGAATTGCTTCTTCATCGTTGAATTCTTGTTTAAGTTGTCCTTCGATTTCTGAATTGATTTTGCCCCAAACAGCTTGACCAGTTTGCTCTGATTTAAGGAATTTCAAACGGATACCAGCATTTTTAAGGCCGATATGCTGAAGGAGTGAACGTGCCATAACCATATCTTCAAAGATACGGTCGATTGTTTCTTGTGGGAAGAGTTTTTCAACTCCCTTAGGTGCGGCTTTTTCAATGTTATTGAAAAACTCACGAGCTTCAGCGGTCAGCTTAGCATCGTATGGATTTAAGGTTGAAACTTCTTCACGGGCAGCATCACGAGCTTGAGCCATCATTTCATTTGTCATGGACTCGATCATGTCATTGTATAGCTTCGCTTGTTCTTCTTGAGGTGCACCATTTGCAACGGCATCCAAAAATGCCTGACGTTGTTTTTCAAATTGGTTAGATAATTGCATTGTCATTCTGTTTTTTCCTTTCTTAAAACATAAAAAGACCGAACCCTTTAGGAACAGCCGTGTCTGTGTTATTTTCTGGACTTTCTGGAAAATTGAATTTCTTCTGTAGAAATTCGCTATTTTCGAAAGCCTCTTTTTCAATTTGTCTAGCTTCTAGCTTATTAGCCACCAGTTCTGCGATTTTATCAATATCCGGTGTCATTGCTGACCTCATTTTCTCGATAAAATCACTTGGAATCATAGGAGTTTCACTCGCTACTAGAGTCGGAGCAACTTCGTTTGTAAACATAATCTTGTCTACAAATCCATGGTTCAAAGCTGATTCAGCATCAAACCAAGTAGTCTTATTCATCAATCCAAGCAAGTCATCAAGAGCCTTACCAGTCTTATGAACATAGGCACTAGCAATAGATTTGTTAAACCCTTCTAGTACCCCAGCTTCATGAAGCAAAGTATTATGGTCTCCATTTACTTGCGTTGAAACATTGTGGATCATGATTTGGGCAGTCGGACTGATTTCAACCGTATCTCCTGCCATTGCAATCACGCTTGCTGCGCTTGCTGCAATACCGACAATTTTCACGGTCACATCACCTGGATACGATCGTAGAGCAGTATAGATTTCACTACCAGCATAAACATCTCCACCGCCCGAATTGATATGAACCTCAATCGGTTCACCACTTTCAGGGAGGACGACATCTTTTGGAGCGGTAGCTTCCCACTCAAGCCAGTCATAAATCCAGCGATCATCGTTAGAAATAATCGTACCCTTAATCGGAATTACTTTCATCTTCTTTCTTACCTCCTTTCTCTAACTGTTCACCAAGTTGATAGTTTTTGGTGATGAGGAATTTATCGCCACCAGGGACAGATTCTAAGCCAAGTTCAGAGCGCACCTCGTTTCGAGTCATCGCCCCAGAAGAAATAAGCTTATCAATGTTTTCAGCAAGTGCAAACTTATCTTTCTGACCTTCGCCGATGATTAAAAATAGATTATTACGCTCGTATTGCCGTCTTGACACTAAAGCGAAATTAAGTCCATCACTCATTTTCTTAACGAGTGATTGGTAACAATAACTATTGAACATCTTTTGGCTATTTTCAAGATTGGCCATATCGCCATGACTTAAGGCTGTTGGAATCCCTAAGATATCAGCGACCTCATCATCAAATTGCCGACGAAGTTTCTTCAACTCATCAACAGAAATATTTGAAGTCCCTGTTGTATTCGTATGCTCAGTGTATTCCATTCCATCTTGAGCTGGAACAATGGCAATCGTCTTAGTGCTAAATGATTTAAAAAGACCATCAGCATATGATTGGAGTTTATCACGCATCTGCTTATCAAAACTCCCATTGTTTTTGGTTTTCAGAGTTCCTCTGATTTGATTATTCCTAGCCAAGGCCTCGACCAAACGAGTGTGCAACTTCTCGTAATCAGCAAATAAGTCAGAAATATAATCTTGCAGTCGATTATTGTTGTACTGTAAGAAAATCACTTCACTCATCCGAAAACGCTTCTCAAAGGTGAATCCTCTACAAGTTACAAACTCAAACACATCATCATAAACAGCATATTTAGTCCGTGTATAAGAGTCAGCAACAAGCAACTGGTCATCAGTTGTAAGAAAGATTAGGACCTCATTCTTAGTGATCAACCTATAGACGACCTTTTGCCAAAACTCTGACGCAGATTCATTTTTGTTTGGCCTTACATTCAGCAAGTAGTCCCAATCAGAAGGCTTAACCTTACCGTTTTCTTGATACTTAAATGCTGACTTAGCAAAAATTCGAGCGATGAACTCGGCTGACTTATCAATCGCTAAGCTTTTAAGTTGCAGATTTCCAAACATCCGCTCAAGATCCTCGAACTCAAAACCAACCTCTGGCACTTCACGCTTAAATAAATTCAGTAACCCCAATGCTCTTCCTCCTTTCTTTTAATTTCTGCCGACCACCCACCCAAATTTATTTTTAATTAAAACTCCCAGCTATCAATCATATCTAGGAATTCCCCAACATTCGACTCTTGCACAAGCTCACGCTTGTAGAGAGCAGCTATCAAAGCATGAAACCCATCTGTCTTTCTTCTGACAGGCTCTTTCTTCAAGAAACGCTTGTTGCCATCCTTGTCCTCTTTGACGTAGGTGTTATCCGTATACCAAATCATAGAGTTGTCACCCTCAAAGATAAAACGCTCATTTGCAAATCCATCTTCGATAATTGGCGCAACCTTGGATTGAATCGCCCCTGGATTTCTCAAAAACTCATATTCAAACCCAACCTCTTCCAAAAGCGGTTTTAACAAATCCATTCTAAAACCATCGGCACATACAAGCTCAATCTGATAAAAATTTCTCCATTCTTCCAGCTTGGCTATCAAAAGTCTAGGATCAATACTCGGACCATCAACGATTGTAAACAAGCCTTTGTCTGCCCATTCTTCAATAGGGGCTTTTAGTTTGAAAGCTTTCAAAAACGCTTTACGAGCAAATGAATGTTGCTTCCAGATAAATTCATCCCCATTCTTAAATAGCAATCCCACACTCGCAAAGTCTCGAATACTGGCATAGTCAAAACCTGCAACACATGAGCGCCCCTTTAAGTCGATACCAGGAGACCGTAGACAAGCTAGTAACTTATCCCGAGAGGTGACATCTTTCTCAAGGTCAGCTTCAGGAAGATTCATCCGTTTTGTCATGAACTCCTGACGGCCAGATGGCTCCAACTCAAGGTCATCATAGTCAGCCTTGGTTCTAGCAAGCAACCTTTTAGCGTAAGGAGTGCTTTCATCCAACATCGGATTTGCCTTTGGCCAGTTCTTCATGTCGTCCACTTCATCCGCACTATCTAACTTGCAGATGAAAGGAAAGAGCCTGAAATCATCAACCTCTCCATTCAAAATTTGCATAGACTTCTCTATCAGCTTGTCGTAGAATCCCTCACGCACATATCCATTCGTCCCGTTGTAGAAAGTCCGAGCATGAGCAATCTTACCAAGTCCAGACCTTTGAATCTTCACAGCCTTATCATCTTCAAACTGGTGAATCTCATCAAACTCTAGACAGCCATCACGAGCAGAGTCCATAGTTTTTGGATTGTTCGTCCGAAAAGAAAAGACCGAGTTGTTCGCTCGACCTGTAATAGACATTTTAGTTAGATAGAAATGGTCCTCAAGACCTCGCCTTTGAATAGTCTCATAGACCTCCTCAAACGAAACCTTACCTTGTTTCTCAGAGTTAGCAGTGATGGTCACATCATAATCTCTGATAGGGTAGATAGGACTTATAAAAAATGAAGATCTAGCAGACATGAAACCATTCTTACCGCCACCACGAGCAAGAGTATATAGATACTCGTCAAAGTGTGGCTCCCCGTCCTCTTTCCTAAAAAGAAAAATAAACGGAGTCAAGAAAAGTTGGTACTTCGCCAAAGGGAAAAAATTCTTTTCCGCAAAACGAATGAACTTGTCAATTAATTCATTATCAAAATATAGATCATCACGAGGATAGATTTTCTCCTTAATGATTTTAAACAGCAACTTTCTTTCCTTGTTGACGACAATTTCCCCACATTCAGCCATTTTGATATAATCATCTACCAACGGATGAGAAATCATAAGAGATCACTTCCAGACGTAGGTTTCTCAACAGGCGAGTTTTCCACCTCAAAATCAAACGACCGCTCAATAGCCAAAAGCTGATTGCTTGTTGTGTTGATTTCCTTGATGAGAGAATTCGCTTTTTGGAATCTTTGTTGACCATTATGAACAGTGATGACCAATCCGTCTTCATGAAGCTTAGCTTTCAGCTCATAGAGAAGTTTGACAAGATAGATATAGCGATTGACTTTTTCATACTGAACCGCATCCTTTTTTCTAGGACTAAAATAGCCGATTTTAGAAAGTAGCTGATTTTCTAATTCTTTTATATTTTTTTCCGAGTATTCTTCCATTACCCCCCACCCCCTTTAATTTTTTGTTAAAAATTTGGACAGTTGACCCCTCCCACCGGTTCCCAAAACCTTAAAAATACTGGATTTTTTTGACCGGGGGGTGTTATCATCCCCAAAATTCATCTGTTCTGAAATTTTTCTCAATCAGTTTTTTAGATTTTCGGAATTGAAAGCGTCCATGACGTTTATTGTGACATTCTTTGCATAGAGTTCGTAGGTTATCAAGCTCAAGAGCGAACTCTGGATAGAACTCTAGCTCTTTGATGTGGTCAACTTCTAGGTTCTCTGTTGTAACTTTGCCTTCTTCTCTGCACCAAACGCATTCGTAGTGATCGCGTTCAAGTGCAAGTTTGCGAAGTTCTCTCCATTCGCCGGAATTATAAAACTCTGTTCGGTCTGCTCTGGTTGAAACTTCAATCATTTGATTATTGATGTTGATGCTTTGAGCTCGAATTTGTTTAGCTTGTCAATACAATTGTTCAAGTGTGCGATTGCTTCACAACATTCTTTAGTTAACTCTTTTAATTCTGAGTCATTTTCAATTTTGACTCCAACCACAATTTTTCCTAATGGTTTTTGTTTAGTCGTTCTTTTATTAAAAAGTCTTTTAATAATACCTTTCATAACTATGTAAACTCCTTTGTTTTTACTCTCTCAATTCCTTGTTTTACATATTCTAATGAATTCGCTGCATGAGTTTTAACTCAGACTTATCAAGCGTTTATCTTACGTGCTTGAAATGAAATCATCATAACCTCAAAACAATGAATTGATAGTAAAATAAAAAAATTAAAAGCCTTGAAACTTAGTCATGGCTCTGTCTTGTGAATCTTGATTTTTTCCTATGTATCGTAATGAAATACTTTGGCTTGAGTGATTCAGTAGGTCCATTATCAGAGCGACATCTTTGGTTTGCTCGTACATGAATAAGCCAAATGTTTTTCTCATCGAATGAGTAGCTATGTTTTCTAGACCGACTTCTTCCGCAGCTCTTTTAATAATCTTGTAAGCTGTGTTAGGTTTTATATGCTGATGCTTTCCGTTTCGACTAGGAAAGAGGAAGTCTTCATCTTTCTTGTCTTTGATGTACTGTCGCATAGCGTTCTTGAATTTCTTTGGCATCTTTCGTTTGGTTGGCTTGTCTGTCTTTTCATCAACAATCTGGACATGCCAGCCTTTAACGTGCTTTACTTTCAGTTTAACAATGTCACCAATACGAAAACCCAGATTAACACCAGACAAGAAGAGCATGAGGTTACGTTGTCTATCTGACTCTTTGACTGCGCTATGCAACGTCAGCCATTCAATCATAAGCTGAACATCATCTCTATTTCTGATTGGTTCAACAACTACCACATATCCTCACCTCCTTTTTAGTGCACAAAAAAAGCAGAGGTTTCCTCTCTGCTTTTGTTCATGATACTAATTTACCACATTCTTTTTGTCAATTCTATATGTTTTTTTGACAACTTTACATAAAGAGCAAATTTGAAAGTGTATCGAGAATCACTTCACGTCTTCTGTAAATCTGTTTGCTGTGTCTATACAAGTACCCAGTTTCTCCATTCTCCATAATGTGCCAAACTTGAATCCAGTCGTATCCAGTATGTTCTCCCCAGCGAAGATAAAAGATTTTTTTGTCATCTGGTTCTAGATTCTCTAGTAATTGGGAAATAGCGTTTTGGAGATTTTCTAATCTTAAAATCATAGGATCACTTGCATAAGCAACCGCTAGATTCTCCGACCTGTTGACGAATGTCCCACTGCCACTTGCTCCAGTATCATCAATACCAGGAACAGTAAGGTGCTTAACCTCGTACAATCGTTCTAGTTCATGCCTTCGTTGACCGATAAGTTTGTCAATCTTCAAGTACTTATCATCGAGTTCAAACTCAAGATAATCCCTTCGTGCTTTTGTTAAGTTCTTTTTGACCAAACCTTACCTCCCATGTATCTTTTGGATTTAACCCACTTGATAATCTTACCATCATTATTGTTGTTGAAATAATCCGGCAATCTTGCCGTTTGGCTTTCTTTATAGACCACTTTTTCAACGACCTGGACTCCAGGCATCATTTCATCATCTATCCATCCAACTAACCAAGCAGGATTCACGTCATATGTTTTAGCAATCATTTCAATTTGCTTAATCGACGGATATCCACCTCGCTCATACAAATGGATTGTATTTTGTGAAACACCTGTCTCTTTCGCCATCTGTCCTACAGATAGACATAGATCCTCTCTAAGTTCTTTCAACCTTAGCTGCATGATATGAAACTCCTTCTAAATCACTATTTTGTTAAATTCTTCCAGGCACATGTTCGACCAAATGAAACGATTACTTTCTAAAAGCTTCTCGCTCCCCATTTTTTCAATTCTTTGATAAAGCCTGATTTTAAACAACGCTTGATTTTGTTTCGAAAACCTAATTCCTTTTACTGGCAATGTTGCTATAAACGATAATGCTTCGCCATAAGCACGAATTACACATTTTGCTAATATCTCACTATTTTCCCCTTCTCTAACAACAATTGACACATTAATTTGTTCGTAATTTAAAACCTCAGCGAATTTGACTCTATCTTGTTTGTTGTCTGTCTTTCGAAAGCCTGAATATGGATGTTTTTTAGGTTTCATTGCCTGCCCTTTCAAATAATTCTTCCTTCAAATATCAGAGTGATCGTTCCTGTACCGTCTTTATTCTTAGATACCAAAGCACTACAATCTGAACCAAACTCAACTCCCTCAATTGTGACACTGCGCTTCACGCTATCAACGTTGATGATAGAATCATTTGATGTTTTTATTCTCATGCTCCATCTCCTCAATAAGCCAATCAAGATTCTTGCGTGCTTTCTTCAGGTCTTCAAGACCGTTTTTCTTCTGAAATCTTAACATATACTTAATAGCATTGCCCCAGCACCACGCTGCCTTACCTGGCAGATTGCCAATGAAGTTGTCAATCACTTCAATACTTTCAAGACCTTTTGAGCCTTGATAGTGTCTTGGTTTGTTTACGTTATCAATTTTTTTTGGTTTCATTCCTTCTCCTCCAAACTAACAGTTATAGCCTTTTTATCTTCTTTACAGATAAAAATAAGTGTTTCGCCTTTTTTCAAGTTTTTTAAATCCTTTTTTGTGAGTTTCACTTTATGGACTTCGTAGCTTTTGCCATCTATTTCAAGCATCAGGTAAATCCTCCTTAGATAAACAAACTAGCCAACCAAATTAAAAATGCACATGTAATGATTTTTGAAATACTGCTCTTCACAGCATACGAATAATCCTCTTCAGATTCTTTTTTGCTGGATAATACAGGCCAGATGAAAGATAGTAGTGCATCCATCCCTAATGCTTGCCAAACTGTAATTTTACTGACTGGAACAATCGTTGTGATAATCTCATTCCAACCATACTGAACTACAAACGGCGATACAACGATTACAAATACCACCCCAATAATGATTCCTAGTTTTTTCATTTTATAAATCCTCCTCTTTCACGAAAGTTCCGTCAATCCAACGACCCTTACGGTCTTTAATTTCCTGGTATGCTAGTTCAAAACATTCATCAAAATCATATCCAAGCGCATTGCTGATTGATTTCAGATAGCCGATCGAGCGTACTAGATTATGTCTGCACAATACCTTGCTAGCAAATCCTTGTGATAGTTGAAACTCACTAATATTTGCATTGATCGAGATGAAGCTTTCCATCACATCTTTTCTCTTGATATTATCAGATTCTTTGAAAATCTGATTCACATCTTCCTTGATGAGCAAGGCCAGACCAACAATCACGACTGCACAATCTCCGATACTATCCTTGGTTAGCTTCTCATTCTTCTTGAGATAGCCTGCACATAACTCTCCGAACTCTTCGCTCAGCTTGAGTGACTGCTTGTCTAACCGCCCACCGTTTTCAAGATCACGGTCAATAAACCATTGTTTTACATTTTCTAGTGTGTTCATGATAACTCCTATTTATTTGTTAATCTTGGTAAAATTTCATTCACAATGAATATATAATTTTGAGCCAGAGTTATTTTTAAAACAATCGAAGTAATCCACAATATTAGAATTACACCCGATGTAATAAAATTAATTTTTATAATGGGTGCATAAGTTTGCCTAGCCTGAGCGATTAACTCTCCTTTGTACTCTTCTTTTGTTTTGTCTTTAGGAACATCCCAACCACTAATATATGCAGTATCGTAGCGAAAGTTCATAACCAAGAAAAATACTAAAAGAATAACAGAAACGAACAACACTGCAAACGAAACAGCTTCAAGTAAACTAAATATATCATGCATCATTTTTTCTTTGATGATCATCTCATAAATCTGTGGCGCGTTCCCTTTAAATGTTTCAAGTAAAGAACCCACTTCCTCAACTGTCATATTTAGCATTTTAGCTAAAGCTTTTAAAATATCGTCCATTACAACCTCACCTCATCCCCGACTTTCACTTTTTCGTATACTTCCTTCGTGACCACGAACACCCCGTAATCACGAATTGTGACAGTATACAACTTGCCATATCGTCCTTTCTCTACGACTTTACCGAATATCTCAGCGCCTTGATTGTCCGCCTTATAGACGACAATCGGACGCTTTTGTTCTAGTTCTGCAATCCTGCCCATCTGCCAGATGTTCAATCCAGCAGATAATAAAATCCATATTGCGATAAATCTTTTCATTCGTTTGCCTCCTTCTTCAATTTAAGGGCAATCTCTAAGTAAAAGTCTTGATCGGGTATCTCTAACATCGCTGTATTGGTTTTACCGTCAGACTCAACGATAATTTCTCCGATTGCCAAAACTAAGTCTCCAATTGTGCTATTTAGCGTAAGGCTCATTCTGTTACCTCCTCAAAGCGCCCATCTATTTTTGGACTTATTTCTTTTGAAATAGGATTCTTCTTTTCTTTTTTCTTCTGCTTGTGATATTCACTGTCTTTATTAAAGACAATATCTTCATTTTCAATCAGTTCAGGAACGAAGCATTTAGATGGATATTGTTCTGGTCGTTTCATCACTCCATCTCCCTACTCTTAATTTCTCTAGTGAGTCTATTTTTTAAAACATGACTTGTAAAATAAATACCGTCTGCATATGTATAGTAATCAGCGGTTTCTTCAACCCACTGACTTCGTGTGTAAGGGTATCTGTTTGGTCGCTTCATGTTACCACCTCATATATAGATATTTCGTATCGATATCTTGTCTTAAAATACAATCTCTCAATGACCTCAAATCTTCTAACGCACTACTTACGGTACCCCATTTGTTCTCAGGTTCATACTGCACATACTTTTCAGGATACTGTTCCAGTTCTGAGATACCACGTTGAATGTTTTCAAAAATCTGATCAACATTGTAGATAGTACCTTGTTTGAAATCCCAATCCATAGCAACCCTAAACATTTTTCCAAGATTGTAAGTTGGAGAACTATTTTCAGGTTCATCTATGCAAATATAATCTCCACTTTCTATTTTTCCTAAGATTTCCAAATCATAACTCATCTACCTGCCTCCTCCGAAGCATACTGTAACCATACTAGGCACTCGTATAGATCCCTTGCTTGCCTTTTGATGTTGCTTAATGATTGACTGCTCAATTTATCATCATTTTGTAAGACTTCTATCTTGAGATTTAAAATAGCAGCAGACAATTCTTTTTCTTTTTTAAAATTTTCACTACATGACATCACTCCACCTCCTTGATATCATCTTTTCCGATATCAATGACCTCTTCAAGATATTCCTTTGAACACCAGTCGTATTCAACGCATTGTCTAATAAATCTTTTTTTATAAAAACAATGCTCTATGTATGCGATCGGGAATAGCAAAGCAATAAAAGGTGAACATATAATCAAAAATAAATAGCACTTGCACAGATTCTTGAGTCTGCAATGTATTCATAAAAATCTACTAAATCTTTTATTTTTTTAAAATGCCTGATAAAAATAATATAGTTCTTTCTTTTCATCACTCCACCTCCGTCACTTCCACGCCTGGGCAATCGAATACCCAGCCGAAACCAGAAGAAATTATTTCTGCTTTTGTAAGTTTAAGACTTCTTGGGTCAAATTGTGTTTTCTTAGTGAAGAAAATAATATTCTCTCCGAGAATCCTGACATTAACAAGATTCAAATGTCCATCGTTATAGTTTAATAGAACTACTTTGTATTTCTTCTCTTTCTCGACTAATCGCTGTACTTTCATCTTCCAACTCCTTTATTCTTTTCTTCCAGTTTTTCACTTTCTTTTTAAGCAAGTCTCTTTCCTCGGATCTGCTAAAAGCAAGCGATTTGACACACGGCTTAGATAGTTCCACTATCCTTGCCTCCGTCTGCTCAATCGTGCATTTCAGTCCTTCAATGACTGTTTGTTTGCTGTATTCCATGTTTTATCCTGTTTATAAAAATCCAGCTCTTGCCCCTCATGGCTCAAAGACACAAGAGCTAGCAAATTCTTTATACGTCATTCGTCCAAGTCTGACGCATATTCTAGCTCGCTTTTAACGTGGTTCGCGGCACGTTGATTTTGTCGCTAAGTAATAGCAATCTACAGCGCCATAATCAAAACGTACATCGTCTTTTCCGATACATTTTTTAAATCTTGGTCTGGTAATACCTGAGAAAGCCCATTGATGGTCTTTCATCCGTTCGATAAGTTCATCCACATTGTTAAAACTTCCAAGGTAAAACTTTCAGTGCCCGTTGTAGACGAAGTAAAGATTTAACATCAATACCTCCTATCCTTCATCCCTGCAGGATACACAAAGCACCTACCTGTCGCTCCCTCAAAAATGCGACTTGATAGAGCACCATTCCCAAAATCATCCGAGTAAAGCTCCTTGATTTCTTCGCTACTCAAATTCGTGTTGATAATCGTATTTGTCCGATTATCAAGAACCTTGAACAATATCTGATGCGCCCACTCATTCCGCTTCGTATCAGCCTTGCGACTCTCTTTCCCAAGGTCGTCCAAGAAAAGGAAGTCAACCTCAGACAGTAGCTTGACCATCTTTGCTTCTGAAAAGCCATTGTCAAACTCAAAGCTTTCACGGATTTTATCAAACAAGGTCACCACTGACACAAAGAGCACACTTTTCGGTTCATCATAAGACTTAAATTGTTCATTGAGAAACCGAGCCAAGCCATAAGTCAGATGACTCTTACCAACACCAGACGGACCAGTGATGATGGCATTTCCAACTGTACCTTTGGCATATTCACGTTCCAACCTCTTCACAAAATTCATAGCCTTTTCATCAATATCGACCTGAATCTCATAGTCATGTAGTGACTTGCTGGCCAGCTTACTTGAAACAATACTATCGCGAGCAAAGACCTCGTAAGTATCCGATAGTTTACTTTTGACCTCGGATTCCATATTTAGTTGCTTTTCAAAGCGTCGGATATTCTCTTTTTCACATTCAGGACATTGACTGATTTCCTCAACTTTGGACTTAATGGGAATTTTAACAGACCAAAGATGGCATCCATGGATTTCACAGACATCATCAAGAACTGTTCTGGTTTTGAATTGTTTAAACTGTTTCATTTAAAATCCTAACCTTTCATCAACTGTTGATTGAAAAGAGTGAGCTTTTCGTGGCATAGGCTGATTCAGATAATTATCCATCTTGTTGCCGAAAAGCGTTTGTGGTTGAAGATACTGCTCATACTCTGTACCTTTCCACTTAGCGACCATGATGTCCACAACCTTTTTAAAATCTTCAAGGGCATAACCCTCTTTTAACCTTGCCTTGATAAATTTTTGATGACTAGCAGTGTCAACCTTAAAATTCTTCTTAGTTTTCAAATTGAGATAAGAAATAATTTCCTTACAAATCAACAATTTATTATTGTTATTATCTATCTCGTTATTATCAGTCTTGTTTGTCTGTAAAATTTCCAGTTCCGATACTGTAGTTTTTACAGTTCCAGTCTGTAAAATTTCCAGTTCCGATACTGTACTATTTACAGTACCGTCAACAGCGCTTATATAGATCCTGTTAGGTAGATTATTCCCCTGCCTAACTTCTTTTAATAACCCTACATCCTTCAATTCTTTTTTGAATTTGATGATTGTCTTTTCGCTACTATTCAAATCAACCATAAGTTGTTCATTAGTGTAGTACTGAAACACATTGCCATCTCGGTCATGCCATCCATTCTTTATTGAAAGCTCTAGTCTTCCAAATAAAAGCATGTACAAGAGTTTTGCATGATTGCTTAATGACTTGTATTTCTCATCATAGATGAATGGCTTTGGAAATTTGAAAAACGATAAGAAACCAGTGACTTCACTTTTTTTAATCATGGCACTACTCCTTTCTTCTAATTTTTAGTGTTATATCCATATTCAGGATTTGTTGCTTTAAAATCAGCTATGTATTTACTTTCTAACGCAAGTAGTTCATTTTCTGTGCCATCTTTTAACTTGTCGATAACCTCATAGGTCCAGTCTGTGATATCGCTTTTTTTCATCACTTCATGAAAGTAACTTCCTGATTGTGCTTTAAAATGTTGAAACCAACGAAAAATAGGATGATTAACAGTTTTCCCAATATAAACCTTACCCGTCTGTTTATGAGTGATTTTATAGATGAAACCAACTACACTGCTACTTCTATATGTTCTGACATCTTCAGCAAGCCTATTTGCATAAAATTGTTCTTCATGTTCTAGACAACAAAAATAATAACCGCTATAATTATTGTTCTTTATGTCAATTCTATTGACAGGATTTTCTCCACAAAATTTACACGGAATTTTTTCGGTCCAAAAAATTTCCCAGTTTTCACTCAATTCATAAACATTGACAAAAAAGAATTCCCCTTTAGAAGTTCTTTGAGGTATCTTTTCTGAAAAATATTCTGGATAATCTTCTTTGATTTTTGTCAAAACATCCTTCTTAGTTTCTAAATCAAAGTAGAGCCTTCGTTCTACTTGCTGAGAGTAGTAACTATCTTTGTTTTCTTTTCTGTGATTGATTCTCACAAACCAATTTGCCATCTACCCCTCCACACTTGAAAATTTTGTGTATTCTTTATGAAAATACAACTTCACTGTACCGAGACTGCCATGCCGATTTTTTTCCAGAATCAGCTCAGTCACATTATTCAATTCTTGACTGTCTGCATGTTCCTTCTGGTAGTAAGCTTCACGATACAAGAAAGCGACAATATCAGCATCTTGCTCAATAGATCCAGACTCTCTTAAATCTGATAGCATCGGACGTTTTTCTTGTCTTTGTTCAACTGCACGACTTAACTGCGACAAGGCGATAACAGGTACTTTCAAATCCTTGGCAAGTATCTTCAATTCCCTTGAAATCTCTGAAACTATCTGCTGACGATTCTCACCCTTTGAACCAGTTATTAGCTGCAAGTAGTCAATAATGATAATACCAAGACCTCCCATTTCTTGGGCAAGCTTTCGGGCATTTGAACGTATTTCAGAAATACGAATACCGGCCGTATCATTCACAAAAATTGGCGCATTATAGAGATTGCTTTGCGCATGTACCAGCCTTTTCCACTCATCAGTGCTAAGATTCCCAGTCTTTAGATGATGAACTGGAACCATGCCCTCGGATGCCACCATGCGCTCAATCAATTCCTCTGCTCCCATTTCGAGCGAAAAGATAACAGCAGGTTTATGTTCCTGTACAGCCACATGCTTTGCAATGTTCAAAGCTAGCACCGTCTTACCCATAGCTGGACGTGCAGCAAGAATGATAAGATTGCCTTCATGAAGACCAGTAGTAATCTTGTCTAGTCCGTCAAATCCAGTTGACAGGCCAGTAACGAATCCATCTGTCTGCGAGCGAGTCTCGACTATCTGCATATGTGTTTCTAGGATATCAGCCACATTGCGAAATCCTGTGCCTGTATTCTGATTGCTGATGTCAAGCATGGATTTTTCAGTCTTTGAGATGATGTCACTGATTGATACATCTCCTTGATATGCGCTAGAAAGAGACTCTGACAAATCAGCGATTACCTTTCGGAGCGTAGCCTTTTCTTTTACGAGCTTAGCGTAGTGCTCCACGTTTTTGGAAGTTGGTGTGGAGTTCACTAACTCGACAATGTAGTTCATGCCCCCTATTTTTGAAATATCTCCCTGATTAGTTAGAGCAGACACCATAGTCGTAGCATCGATTGGCTCACCTTTTTCAAGCAATGACAACATGGTCTTAAATACAATCTTGTTGGCTGGTTTATAAAAATCATCAGGGACCAATTCATCAGCCAGGGAAATGATTGTGTCAGGTGCGATAAATACCGCTCCCAGAACCGACTGCTCGGCTACTAAGTCATGAGGTAGTATTCTAAAATCTTCACTCATGCTCTAGCTCCCCATTTTCGTTGATTTCTCCGAAAATCCATAGTCATTTCTTTGTAGAGCAATCGCCCATTTTCTTCTAAGAGATTCGTATTTTTTTTTCGTAGAATCTCATTGTTACTTGCTTCTTCCTGGTAGTCCTGAGCGAGCCTATCATAATCTTCGATGCATACTCTAAAATCTTGAGGCACATCCTCAATCGATGAAGGAAGTCCGACAGGTGGTTGGGAATCATAAGTGAATCCTCTATCACAGTTTTTCAAGTTTCTTCGGGCAACTTCTCCGAAATCTTCTGTTTTTTCAATGATGACTACTACGTTTTGTTCATCCGATCTTTCATTTTTATCAGTCAGTAGCAACAGGATGAATACCACGATAAAGATTGCCACTAAGCTAAGCAATTGGCTTGATAAGGTTGGTTCTGACATTTTGTTCTCCTTACGCTCTTAATTTTCGTACTTCTTTCTCTAATTCCAAAATTTCATAAACATCATTGATATCATACATAATATCTTTCCCCTGCTTACGAAATCTTAATCCTTTACGTTCTAACTTCTTAATATAGCCATGAGTAAAGCCGAACTTCTTCATCAAAGCTTGTTGATTGATTGGCATGCGATCATTCTCTAACTGCTCCTTAACCTGCTTTTCAGCAAAGGCCAATAATTGATTCGTGAACAATTCAGCACTTTCGCCGTCCAATCGTAATTGTAACGTTATTCCTTCCATTTTCTACATCCTCTCAACTATGCGGGCAAGCATTTTTGTGATAATAGTTTTAATGATTTAAGTATGCGCCTGACTTCCGTTAGGTGCTTTTTTGTGTTCTAATTTTCATCCTCTCTGAGCTATGTTAAAAGCATTCAAATCCATGATTTTCATCTTGGTATTGGTGCTTGGCTCCCACGTCATCCAGTAAGCAAGAGCAGCATCCATATGCTTCTTGGGTAGCAGGTCATAGCGACTAATATTAAAATGATCCTTGAAATCAATCTCAGCTTGTCTAAATACTGACTGAGCGAAAGTCTTATCCGCATAAGCTGGACTATCAATACCACCTAAGCAAGCCACAATCCTAGCCTTACGCTTCTTCAGGAGCGATTTAGCATAGCTTGGATGAATCGGTTGCTCACTCTTGAGGTAGTCGATATCTTCAATCATGCTAGCTTGTTGCTCACGCAATTTCTTCTGACCAGTAAAGAGAGCGATAAAGGCATCCTCGTCCAAGTCCTCGCGGATGAATCCACCCTGTTTGCGAATAGCTGGTAAGACCTCTGATGTCACCCAACGCTTGAACTCTTTGGCTTGAGGCAACTTGCTAGATAAAATAAGAGAGTAGAGACCAGATTCGTTGATGATGATAGTATTTTGTGCTCGACCTAGGTTGTCGGTGAGTCCGTATTTCACGGAGTCATCTTCATCAACATGCCGAGAAATTGCGTCCAGAGGTTTAGCATAACCCAAGATGTCTGCAACATCTTTCCCAACAAACCACGGCTCGTCATCAATTGTCAAAGTACGGACTTCCTGCCCGTGAAAATTAAAAATTTCGTTCATAGTATTCCTTTCTTCAATTTGTCGCACTTATGCGACTGTTTCGCTAAAAAAAATAGATATAGCTTCATCTTTTGAAAGATTGAGTGACGAAACAATTAAATTGACCTCGTTAATCGAAAAATTTCCATTTTGTTTCATTTTTCGATAAAAGGTACTTTTGTCAATACCAATATCTTTTGCTAAGGCTTCTTGTGTGGTATTGCATTCACTAATCTTACCTTTTAGTTTCGCTATGTTTACCATATGTTCCCCTTTCTTCTTGTCGCATTTGTGCGACTTATTATTTTAAGTATAACGCTTTACAATGCAAATGTCAATAAAAAAATCGCATTTTTGAAACTTTTTATATTGCATTTTTGCAACTAAAGGTGTAAAATTAGAGTGTAATATATAAGAAGGGGTTAAAAAAATGAATGTAGGAGAAAGAATAAAACAACGTCGGAAAGATTTGAAAATGTCTGCTGACGAACTTGCTACTAGTGTTGGTGTTTCACGATCTACTATTTTCAGATACGAAAAAGGTGATATTGAAAAAGTTGGACCAGATGTTTTAAAAAAGATTGCGGATAAACTCAATGTTTCTCCAGCAGATTTGATGGGTTGGGACGATACTCCTGTCCAAGAGCTTAAAATCCCTACTTCTCCTCTTGTTCAGAAAATAACTGAAAAAGCTGTAAAGCTTACTGCTCCTAGAAAACAAAAGGTTTTGGATTTCACAGAAAACCAATTGCGTGAGCAGTCCAATAAAGTTATTTCGTTAGAGGAAAATTTATTTGAATTTAAAGTATATGAAAAGCTATCAGCTGGTACTGGATTTTCATACTTCAATGATGGGAACTATGACACTGTTTTTTACGACAAAGACCTAGACCACGATTTTGCCTCTTGGGTTTTTGGAGATTCAATGGAGCCAAAGTATATGAACGGAGAGGTCGTTCTTATCAAAGAAACAGGGTTTGACTACGATGGTGCTGTTTATGCAGTTGAGTGGGATGGCCAAACTTACATTAAAAAAGTTTATAGAGAAAAAGACGGTCTAAGACTCGTCTCTATCAATAGCAAATATAAAGATAAATTCGCGCCATATGACGAAGATCCAAGAATCATTGGAAAAATAGTCGGAAACTTCATGCCAATAGAAAATTAAATTCAAGGTAATCACATGTTATATTTCTCTACTAATCTTACCGAAGAGGAAATCAAAGCACAAATAGATCAACACAAAAAAACAATTAGTAAGCTAGAAAATCAACGGACTTTGATAATCTCTCTAGTACTTCTGACGGCTATTTCTATCTTTTTAATCAATCTCATTGGGAACTTATTATTAACAATCTTCTCTTTTGTTGTTTGTGTCTTATTCTTGCTCTTTTTGATTGCCATCTATCCCAGACAATCTATTACCGATCATCTAGAGGATGAAATTGAAGAACTGAATAAACTATTTGCTATTCGAGTAGAAAATAGATTAAAACAAGAAGAGATTGATGAGAGAACTATTTATGATGTTGTTCTGAAAGTGAAAGGAATATCTTATCGCCAAGAAGCTTTCTCAGATTTATGTCAAGAACTCATAAGAGAATCAGATGATACTCCTTATTTAGGATATACCTCTAAAGAAATTAAAGAGGAATTAATTTTTGAAGATAGATTTTATAAATACTCGACTTTTGAAATTACAGATGTAGAGTTTATCCCTGAATTTGATAATGAATTTGACCCTAACGCTGTTAAAATTGTGGTTCGTGGTTATCACTTAGGATATGTCACCAAGTCAAAAAATAGAAAAGTATTAAGATTAACAACAGATTCAAATAATGAAGTTATCAAAAACGCTGAAATTTATGGGGGTGATTATAAAGATATCAATCCGGATAATGGCAGACTTCGTACAGTTAAGGATTCATTCAAGATACGAATTAAGTTGAAAGTCTTAAAAAAATAAAAAATCCCCACACTCTCCGACCGTCAAGTTTTTGAGTGTGAGGTTTCAATCTTCCATCTAGCAAACAATGGAAAAGATGATAAAAAAATACAACTATAGTTTATCATAAGTTCTACACCTTTTCAACTATGCGGGCAAGCAATCGAAAAGAAAGGACATTTTATGATAAAAAAATACATTACAAAAAAAGGAGAGACTAGATATCTCTTTCAAACATACCTGGGCATAGACCCTGCAACTGGAAAAGAAAAACGTACAACACGCCGCGGTTTTAAAACCATCAAAGAAGCTAAGACTGCTGAGCGTGATCTTCTCTTAGATGTTGAAGAGAATGGTTTTTCAAACAATGATGATTTTCAGAATCCTACTTTCGCTGAAGTCGCTGAATTATGGCTTGATAGCTATAAGAACACTGTAAAACCAACAACCTATCAGAACGTTAAGAAAAAACTTGATGTTATGATTGACTTGTATTTTACAGATATGAAAATCCAGCAGATCAGTGTAGCTTATTGTCAAAAGGTTGCTATCAAGTTAAGTAATCGCTATATCCTCTATGCCAATTACTACTCTGTAATCAGCCGTATTTTCAAGTATGCCACTTCTATTGACATTATTAAGTCAAATCCCTTAGACAAGATTATCAAGCCTAAAAATAGGCCCTTAAAGGCCAAGGAGAACAACTATACAAAGCAGGAACTAACGGAGTTTCTTAAAGTTTGCAGAGTAGATTGTAAGCCTGTAGAGTATACCTTTTATCACTTACTAGCTTTTACTGGTTTGAGGACTGGAGAAGCTATCGGACTCATCTGGTCAGATGTTGATTTTGAAAATAAACGATTGGATATTTCTCGGACGGCTGTCGTTGTTAATAAAAAACAAACTGTTCAGGACCCTAAAACCAAAAGGAGTAAGAGGGTTATCACTTTAGATGATGAAACTCTAAATGTATTGAAACTCTGGAAGCGTCAGCAGATAAAAGAGTATTTTCGGGCTAGTGTGCCTTACAAACATGATTCAAATTATATTTTTACGAATAGTTTCGGAGGTTGGATTTCTCCTTCAGCTGTGAAAGAGAGACTTAGAAGATTCTTTTGTGAACATAACGATATCAAAAAAATCACTCCTCACGGTTTCAGGCACACACACGCTTCTCTTCTCTTTGAAGCTGGTGTTACAGCCAAAATCATTTCAGATAGATTAGGTCACAATAATGTTCAAACCACTCTTGATATGTATACCCACATCAACGATAATCAACGTGTTGAAATCGTGGATCAGCTCATGACTTTTATCCGTTCAAGCTAAAAGTAAAGTCGTATTCAATTTCGTATTCACTTTTAGATATACACTATAAAACCAATGATTTCAAGGGTACAGGAAACCGTGAGCGGTTTATACCATAAATCCGCTTTCAACGATAAAGAAAAGGTAAGAAAAATGAAACATTTAGAAATTGAATTGAAAACACTCTT